CCGCAATCAGCATCAGAATCATTTGGTTGACAAACTTTTGACGGAGTATTAGAAGGCCAACGTAAGACTGTAATAGTCGCATGAGCTATATTAGGAATTAAAATTAACAATATTAACAATAGCTTTATCATGTAAATGTCTCCGTAGCTCGGTCATCCCAAGCTATATCTACCGCTGTTTGTTTTAATGTGCAATTACCACTAACATCATAAGTAAATTTATAAACAGTCCATTTCGCATCACTAGCAGCTTCACCCATATTTGCAAATCCTTTATAAATACATTGATTGCTTCCATCGTAGTCAAATCTTTGTTGCAATATAACAGGAGCTTCCCCCGTTAGCGTATAATTAAAACTTGCCTGTGTTCTAATAGCCATCTTTCTATCCTTTGCTTATACTAGCTTCTATTAATTGAAGATTCTTTTCACGAACATTTAAAGATTCCTCACGCTTATCTTGAGCTTCACTTCTTTGAGACAGTCTTCTATTCTCCGCAATATTCTTGGCATTAAGTTCATTTAACCTAGCTTCTCTTTGGTCATTGTTTCGTTCGATTTCTCTTGCAAATTCTAATGTTTTGTTTGCTTCGGATATTCTTAATTTAACATTTTCTGCTTCTTTAATTTTAACATCTAGTTCATTTATTTTTAGAGAAAGCTCCTTTATTTTAGATTCCTCTTCTTTTTTTAGTTTATTAGTAGTATCCAAATTATTAATAGCTTCGTTTTTAATCCTATTAATCTCATTTGTTTCAGATATTTTCTTAGACTCAAATACTTCTTGGTCACGATGAAATGCTTGTCTAAGATTGCTTAAGTTTTCACTACTTTGTGATAACGCCTTCTCTCTATCTGATAAATTAACCGCCATCTCTCGGTTGCTTCTATCTCGCTCAGACTGTCTTAATTCAGCTTGGTCTAATTCATTCTTACGTTTTATATATTCATCTTTTAATAATCGTTCAAGATTCTTATAATGACCTTCATAATCAACACGTTCTTTTTCAGCTTCTTCTTTCTTAGATTGAATAGTTTTATTTAATATTGCAATTTCATCTTGAATGCCTTTAACTTCATTACGTAATCTTGGTATAGATGTCTCTAAATGTTCGACTGTTGTTCTGGCCAAAGCCCCTAGTTCAGACCGTTTGACTGTAAGCTCTGTTATAACCTTATTAAGTTCCTGAGTATAAATAGCTGTTTTCTCTTCTATCTTCATTAACTATACGCCTCCGTTGGCGGTGTAAATCCAGTAGTCCACCTTGCTATTCCATTACTAAAACGAAATTCATCAATATATCCATTATGATATTGACCGTTTACTGTGTCCCCTCCTACTAGAAATACAGCTGCAAAGTCAATTATAGAATTAGAATCTGTTTTAGTTCCTTTATCGACTCCATCTATATAAAGGTTCCAGCTATCTCCATTCCTTACTAATGCGATATGATACCAAGTGTCTATAACAAGACCTAAGCTTAGCCATGACATTGATATGTCCCCTGAACCACCATTTTCTTTAGTCAAAGTAATTGTAGTCGCATCACTGCTATGAGCTAATCTCCAATAATGAGAAGCGTCTACAGCTTGAGCAAAGAATACTCCTGTAAAATCAGCATTTACGAATCTTGCCCTGAAATCTACAGTAAAATTACCAGTACCTGTTGCCCAATCAGTGCTGTCTGGTACAGATAATCTGTCCCCTGTTCCATCAAATAAACCTGAAGCTCCACCAAAAACACTTTGAGCCGTGCTGATTTGAGCATCTGCTCCAACAGAAACCGTCCTTGCTGATGAAGAAGAATCTATAAATGTAGTAGAACCATTAGTTCCATCCATATGAAGCAGTAGCTTAGTATAGCTATCATTACCACCACTTTCGCTAATACCATTAACTTGTCTAGTTATTTCCATCCCTATTCCGATTTTCATTTAAGACTCCTTAGTAAAGGAAAACCACATCTCCGGCATCTGGAGCAGCGCTAGCTGCATTCTTTCTTGCACCAATAACTTGAATAGGTATAACCGTTCCTGCTGTAGCTCCTTGAAATTCAATCCAAGTAGTGCCATCAAAGGTAAAATCAAGGCTTTGTGTTGTGCCTACCCATACAGCTCGACATTTATCAAGCGTGGCTGTATTAACAGTAACGCTGACCGCATCAACTGCACTTGCATCATATACTCTTGAATTTTCTGGCATTTTAGACTCCTTATTTTTTATTTTTTTCTTTAATATATTGTAAAGCTTGGGATGTTCCTGGTACTCCAGAACTATACCCAATAATTGAGATAGCTAAAAGCATTGCGTTCTTTTCTTTAGTTGAAGCACGCTTAGATCTTTTATACCATTTCCATCTGTCCATTGTGTTTTGAAAAGCGCTTATTGTGGGCATAGGAAGAGAACCGTACTCTAAGGCGCTAACTACCTGACCAGCGAAAGGAACAGTTGTTGCCATATTCATAGCTGCTTCCTTATGAATATTCTCTTCTTTTTTATCATCATCAAAATCACCATCAGCAAGAAAGTCTATCGCTTCTTTCCCTAACTTACGAATTCCTGCTTCAGCATAAGCAGCTATAATCATAAAGAAAGCCACTCTAGCAGCCCTCTTAGGGTCATTTTGTTTAATACCAAGACTGTACATATCATGTTTGATAACGCTCCAACGATTTATTACAAAAGATTGAAACTGTAAGAACGCACGATTAAGAGAAATATTCCCTGTTAATGCTTCTCCACGATTAAATATTGCAGGCGTATCTTTAAACATGCCTGAAGACTGCGTTCTGCGTACCATTAATTGAGCGTAAGTGATGGCCTGTGCATCTGGATTTTTTAAATCTACTTCTAGCCCACGACTTCTTAAATTCTGTTCATACGCACCAAATCCAACACCAGCAGCAGCTAAAGCATCCAATGCCTTTAATGGCATGAATCCAACACGTTGCACCTTATTTAATACACCAGATGTTTCATAATCAAGATAGGAAGGATCGTCAGATATGCGGTTCCTAATTTCTGGAAAATTATTCTTAATAAATAAACGAGCCTCACGATCAGTAAGGATACGATTAAATCCACCAAAAGCATCTTTACCTATTAGAGCAGCCCCATCCATCAAAGCTGTAGGCTGTATTAAAGCAGAGCTTAATTTGAACCCTAGTGTTGCTGCTCCTACATTCTTACGTGCTGCATCTAACCATCGGAACCGTTTTTCTTGACTCTTACCTTTACGAGCTAATAAATCAATCCAATCCACAACAATCTTTTGTCCAATATCTCCCACAGCATCACGGTACTTTGGACTCTTAGCTATCTCACCAAGGTATTTAATATCCTTACCCATTGTTACTAAATAAGAAGCATTCTCTATGTGCTGTTCAAATACTTGCATGGCGTTGATCTTCACCTTCTGATTTCCACCAGTACGCTTTTCAGTAAATCCTTTTTCAACATTTTTACGTTTTCCTTGGCCGAACTGTATAACCTTATCTCCAAATCGTTCTTGCATTTCAGAATCACTCATAGCCTCAAAATCAGTCATAAATGGGAAGTAATTCTTAACTTTATCCAAAGGTTTGTTATACACAGTCCTCATAGTATCAGACACAAAAGGACGCATTTCATCAAATTTCTTACGGATAGCAATATAAAACTCCATCTGCTTATCATTGAGGTTCACGCCTTCAACATCTGACTGTTTATAACCAGTATCAATAAGCTTTTCCATGCCGCCTTCTTGCTCACGAACGGCATAGATACCAATTAATTCCATATCTAAGGCTTTAAGATCAAGCTTGTTAGCTAATGCGTGAATAGGCTTCTTAAAGGCATCTTTCATGTTAAGCCAGTTGCCATAAGCAGAATCTATCCGTGCTTTGAATATCCTGAAATTAGCACCTAGATAAGCCTTACCACCGTCTAACATATCGAAGATAACGTCCATAGGCATGATGTTTAAATCCATCTTCTTTAGGTAGTCTGTGGCCTTGGCGTAATCTTCCTTGAATTTACGGCTTAATCCTTGGGTTAATGATTCCTTAGTACCGGGCAATATTCGACCTGTTGGAGCGTCTGAATCGTATTTTTTGGAATCTAAAGAAATTTCATTAAGATCACGTTCTTTCTGTAAACGTTCAATCTCTCCACGAATACGAAGCTTGGACTTTCCTAATTCTCTAAGGCTTTGAATATCGGATAGAATATTAAGAAGCTGTGCCGTCTCAACCTGTTCAATGGGTTTGGCTGATAAAAGTCGCATTTGATTTAATATTCGTTCAGGAAGGAATACATCTTCACCTTTTTCCTTTTGTTCATTTAAAAATTCTTGGGTTTTCTTCAATGAAGAAATCGTACTTGCTTGACGTTTAACTACATCTATCTGACCTACAACCTCTTGAATTTTCTTAATATATTCAATGGCTATGTTCTTAGACTTACTAACATCCTTAAGTGTTTTCTTAATATCTTCAATAACCGACTTACGCTGAATTTCATCGGCTACTTCACGGATGCGGTAAATAGCCTTAACCGTGTCTTTCATTGTCTTAGCATCTGCCACTAATTTTATGAAACGTCCATGCTCGCCTTTAGGCAATCCTTCTTTTACTAAACGAACAATCTCATTTTTAACAGTTTGCATGCTCTTAACGGCACGATCTCCTGCTTCTTTAGCAAATCTAACGCTTCTTTCCTTATCTTCCGTAACCTTGGCAATTTCTCCTTCTATAATTGCTTTCATATCAGTAAACATAACCTTAGAAGCATTAGCTGCAGCACGAGCTTGACCTTCAAGAGATCCTTTCAAGGCTTGCATCTGGGTGTAAATTTTAGAGCCTTCTTTCTTAACTTGTCCTGTTTGTTCTTGCACTACTTTATTTAATTTATTTGAAGAAATGGATTTGCTCAGTTTTAATTCAGTATCCTTAAATATGCGCATAGCTTCAGCCTTAGATACATTCTCTGGCAAAGAAGCAACAAACTTCCTTAAAGCGTCTGCTTGCTTTTTAGAATATATTATGAACCCTTCACCTTGAATTGCAGCTTGGAAAGTAAGTAATTTAACATCATCATTGATTCCTTGTTTAAATATAGGTTCATTTGGTTTTATATCTGTTGTTTCATTAACTAGAGAATCATCTGGTTGTATTACTTCAGGATCAACCTGTTTTTCTTTAGATCTAATATTAGATAATGATTCACGCTCACCCTTAGCTATAGCCAAAGCCTCTCTATAGAATTGTCCTCTAGTAGTCTCATTTGATAGTTCTTGTTCTTGGGCAGATGTAAGGTTCTCAAAATTATCCATCATAGGTTTTACTTTTGCGTTAGACTCTGCACTCAGTCTATTTAATTCAGCAATTGTCTCTTGATTTCCTATATTAGACTCCCCGAATGACTCAGCTTCTTCAGTATTCTTAAATTCAGGAATGCTCTTTACAGAATCACCTTGTAAGTTTTCTTCTCCTAGCATAGGCAATGTAATAGGTTCAGAAGTGTTAAATGGAACTTCAACAGATTCGCCTTCTTTTACTTGGCTTACGTCTTTAATAGCTTTATTTAAATCCTCAAATCCTCTTTGACGCTCTTCATTAGTCATAGAAATCTGGCTTGTCTCGTTATCAATAATCTGTGCAACGGTATCAGCTAATCCGCCATTGACTTGCTTCTCTGACATATCCTGTACAATGGATCTAGCTTCTTCATAAGTTTTACCATCTTCTTTAAGATCGTCTATAACACCTTGGCTTTCAGCCATTGTAATAACCGCAGACACAGGAGCGCCTGCTACCATCCCAAGAGCCGTTGCATACCCAACACGCTTGGCAATATCTTCGAATTTCGTTTCAGTTATTCCATAAGCATTGGTTGTTATGTCTGCAGCTAATTGTTGAGATCCTTCCTGCACACCTTCGGACAACGAACGTAAAGCAACCTTAGAAAACTTATTACTAGATTTTATTACATCAAAAAATACATGAAGGCCAACTCTTTCTAATGTTGCTTCTATTGCCCCTGCCACATTAGAAGCTTCAGATGCTTTATCAGGTTCTAATCCTTTAGCTCTAGCTTCTTCGTATACTTGGCCTTTCTGAATAACTCCAAATATAGGAGACACAAGCATGGGTTTTTTAGTCAAAAACGTTAATCCAATAGAAGCCCCAACAGAACCAAATGCAGCGCCTATATCAAACGCTACCTTCTTAGCACCGATTTCTTCCGTTGGTTTTAATCCTGTCTTATCTAAGAAATTTTTATTCATATCAATGAGCTTCTGACCAGCTGCAATAATACTATCCGGCGTATTGCCTAAATCTCTATCTCTGTGCATTCTTATTTGAGCTAATAGACCAGGTGATACCAATAGCTTGTCAGACTCATTTTGAGCTTTTATATTCTCCCCGTATTCTTTTACTAATGCTCCAACTGTCTGAGGAGTTTGTGCAAACGTGGCAGCAAAACCTTTTCCTATATTGCTAACCAAATCCTGTCCATATTCAACCATACCAAAGAAATTATTCTTATCCTTCTTATCAATATCAGTATCTATAGAATATTGCATCTGATCTTCATTATAGGAATCTGGGAATCCAATAACTTGACTTCTGCTTTCAACAAATACAGACTTCTCAGGTTCATCAATCACAATTGCGCGTTCTGGATTGAAAGAGATGTCATCTTCAATAACCGCTCTATTTGGGTCAAATATAGGTTCTGCCATTATTGTCCTATTATTTCATAACTTCCGTCTGAATAAACCCTTGCTCGTACTCCTGTTACTGGGTCACGCTTAATAACTGATTTTCCCTTACTAACCGAAACATCTTTTGGTAGATTTCTCATACCTGGCATATTATTCTCTAACGTTCCATCATCTCTGATCGTTTGATTAGGAAGGTCTGGCAATAAACCTAACTTTGGATTTTTATCAACTTGAGCCTGTTTTACTACTGCCTGAACTACCGCTGCTTGTTCAGCTTCATTTTTATCAGCAGCACCAGATGATACAAACTTTTTTAATGCTGTAGCTAAAGCTTTATCGTCTGGATTATTTGCACCGAACCAAGATTTAATTGTTTTAATAGAATTATTAAAAACGCCACCAGTCTTATTAAATCTCATATCCTCTAATATCTTCTTTGTATTAGACATCTGTTTTGCTTCATCCCCAGAAATAATCCCATCAGAATAATAATCAACCATCTTAGCTTTTAAATCAAACTTAGTAATGTCATCTTTAACCATATCGTCAATTAACTGTATATAAGACTCTGCTGCTGAATCATCACGTGTAATGTCTTTTATCTCAACATTTTGCGCTTTAATAATTTTATTTTTTAAATCGACGGCTGTTCTTCCACCAACACCGCCTTGTTCTATAGGCTTGTTAAAAGCATCAATATCACGCAAAGTAAGATTGCCATCAAAAAATTTAGAATACAACTCATCTTTTTGCATGTTCAATTGTTGTTTAGCTAACGTGTCAATTGTCTTCTTATCCTCTTTAAGCTGTTTAGTTAAATCGATGTATTTGTCTGGAAGTATTTTATCTTTTGCATCATTTAGTAAAGCTTGTGCTTTTGTTAAATCTCCTGTACTTCTTAACACATTACGAACGCTATTCTCAACTAAATTACTTGCATTTTCTTTCTGGTTATATTCAACAACTTCTTTAGACTGTCCAAATACTTTTCCTATATTTGTATATAAATTATCTAATTTATCAACTTCAGATAATAATGTGTCTTTATCTCCGATTACTGATCCTCCAGATATTATAGTCTTAGCAAGGGCATCATGGCTATCTGCAAGATTCTTGCGATATTGACTTCCCTCATGATTAATAACAGCCCCCCTGGAAGATATTCCTCTTGCTTCAAGAGATTTATTCAAAGATTCGTATTGAGCTTTAGTTCTTAATCCTGAAAGCGTTTCTTGTCTCAACTGGTTAAAGGATTCTTCAAATTCTATAGTGCTGCCATTCGACTGAACCCCTAATCGATTCATATATCCTTTAGGAACTTCAATGTCTTGACCGTCAATCTTTCTATTCTCAATATCTTTACTATAGAGCAAGTCTTGTAATTTCTTAATGGCTATAGTTTCCCTTGCGGATACTTCTGCATTGTCAGAATCTAATTGACGTTCGATAGCATGTTTAGCTAGGGTTTCCCCAATAGTTCCTATGGTTCCAGCCAACTGTTGATTAGCCTGACCAATCTTATTAATACCAGAAAGACCACCAGACAAATCTACTTTAGGGACAGAAGGAGCATCTTGAAAACGTGGTGTATCAAGGGATACTTGTTGATCGTATTTCTTTAGGGGTATGCGTACCATTAAAATCCTCCGGCAACCATCTTAGCCGTACTCATTGCATTACTTAATAAAGAACTAAACGCACCAGTCTGTCCAGCATATTTAGACGCGCGTCCTTGATAACGGAGTTGATCTGCCTGAATATTAGACTGCCAAGCCTGGTATTTTTTAGATTGATTCTTATACGCAGCTTCAGTCTCAGTTTCCCAAGATTTTATATCTGCGTTATACCTTAACGTCATCTCATCTAATTTCTCTTTACTAACAGTATCTTTAACTATGTCTTCTTGGGTAACGCCACTTAAACCCATAGCTGCCATAGCTGCGCGCTGTGAAGCATTGAAACCAGCCTGGCCTATTTTTAAACGCTTACCTTCTTGAGAAGCCGTATCTTGAATAGCCTTGCTTTGAGCCTTACCAACTCTAAGTGCTTGCTCGCCTTCTTCTAAAGCGTAGCCTGCTTCAATGTTGGCATTGTTAGCCATTTGTTGATAATACTTATTCTGAGCCACTCCTGTTTGGTATTGAGTATAAGGGCCATATCCTACGCTAAGAACGCCTAAGCACATATTTATCCCCTTGAAAAGCTAAAATAGTGAAAATTCTCTTGATCTAACCCGTATGGTTTTGCTTCATCGATTTTAGCATTAATTACTTTTAACCAAGCGATGCTTTTAGTATTTTTTGTATGTACATAATTAAATAAAAACGGATAAAATGAAAGCATCATATCTACAAACCTCCTACTTAACCTTATAAAAGTTATCTTCATACATTCTAACTTGTCGCTTGCTAGCAACCATATAATCGCCTTATTACCTGTTAAATCCTCTGCATGTATACCAAACATTGCTACAACCTCTTTTTTATATTCAACTGTTAGGCACAATACTGAATTTTTAATTCCTTCATATAATCCTTTGTGTGGCGTTACATGATTCGAAGCCCAAATTTCTTTGCGATCTGACTCACGTAAGCGAGGAGCCAGGTAATCAGCATCTGATAGTTTTGAAGAACGTACAGTAGTATTAGCTTTTTCATAGTAAATCACCATTACGATGAACTGCCTCCTAAGTCTATCTCTGGCTCGAGCATACCTATGCTAACGGGAAGCGGGTCAGACTGTCTATAAAACAACCTTCCACCGTCTGAATACTCCCCACCAAGACCTACTCTAACGTCTCCTGAGAAATTACTTGTAACGCCAAGCGTCGTACTTTCCATCAACTGATTAGCTCGATTCAAAGCATCATAATCAAACGCTTCATATAACGCATTCTCGTTAGGGCCAACGTAACCGCCCCTGGTGTTTATTAATCTAAATACAACATTTCCTACCTTAATTTTATTTCCCTGAATACTACCTGTTCTAAGCGATACATCGATATTTAGCGTCTCTAAATCTGCGTTATAAGGCAACCCTGCATACAATACGTCATACTCAGCACTAAGAGTAAGCGTGCCTGAACCAGACACAACTTGAGAATCAAGCACTTCACCATCGGCTAATATTGAAACTGTCTGGCTAGCTAAGTGTGTTAATCCGCTAACAACAAGCGTACTATCTTCTTGAGTAATATAGGAATCCATAAATACATGATCGGTTAAATTAAACTGCTTACGACCCTGCATACGTTCAATAAAACGTCCATTATCACGACTTATAGAAATCCATAACTCATCTGTTAAATCGCCTGGGATGACACATATAGATTCAACCGTGCCATCAGTATCGTGATGGCTCCAAGCAACAACCTGTTGCTCTTGGTTATATGTTAAAGCGAGTAATACTCCATCTGAGCGTAAACACCAAAGTATACTGTTAGGATTTTTCTGGTATGCTATCTTAGTAATCGTGTAGCCTTGGAATAAGTGATACGCCAGAATATTAGCCTCACTGCCAGTATATCCTTCAATCTGTAGCTGAAATCCAAGGTTACGGATAATCTCGTTTCCTTGTTGTATATAAATAGCTTCAGAGCCAATAACGGCTGGATTAACGCCAGAAGATCCAGAATATTCTTCAGGATCAGTTTGAACGGTTGTAGGCGTGAGCGCAGAACCAGAGACTGGTCCAACAGACCATATAGATGAAGCTGTAAATACTAACAATCTTTTAAATGCCACTAAACCGTTAATAATATTAATCTGCCTACTGGGAATATTTACTGTTATCCCATCTGTATCAAGCAAAGTTGAATGCCGTATAAAACTATAGTAATTTCCTATCTTAGTAAGCCATAGTGTTTGTGGCTCAGATGGAGTTGCTGCATAAGCCAAGCGATCTTGGTAGAATCTTGAAACCGAAGGGTATCCTCTATAATCAGACCAAGAACCTTCAGACCAATCTGTGGTTAATGCTGTGGAAGCAGCTTCGGTTAATACAGTGACGGTTAATACTGTTGGGCTAACGTAAGCAGTTGCTTGTACTATCCCATCTTGAAAGAATGGGTCACTGGATAAATCTGCATTACAAGTCCCGCTAGTATATGACACCATGTTAAGACGCAACAGAAATGGTTCTTCATTAGTTTCAATATCTTCGGTTCCTGATGTATTAGCATTAAAATCATTAGCTGAAGAGAATATCCTTAATGTAGTCCAAGTAGCCCCACCATCACTTGATTTCTCAATCTCTAACTTTCCTGTCCATGTGCCATGGGTAATAAGTCTCCATGTAGTAAAACATCTTATAGATGTTGACGTTGTTGCACTCCCAAGAGCGGCTGTGACTGACTGAGCTTCAACATAATGTGTCAACTTAAACAATGCGCCAACTTGCAAAGAATCAAAAGCATAATCACCAGCTGTAACAGTAAGCGTTGAATATTCAGCAATCTGTGGCGTAAAGTTTCCAGTATTATTGGCAACCCCATTCATAAATTGAAATTCATCGATCCATCCATTTAAATATTGGGCATTTGCAGTGTCCCCTCCTATTACCATGGCAGCTGCCAGGTCAGAAATAGAATTAGAGCTAGTCTTAATCCCTTGACTTATACCGTTTATAAATAAATAGAAATTAGCCCCGCTTCTAGCAAATTCAATATTATACCAAGTGTTAGTTGTGTAACTTAATCCCGTCCATGACAGAGTAATATTATCTACACCACCATTCTCAGATGTAAATGTTATGCTTGTTCCCGAACTTCCTGCTAAACGCCAGTAGTGTGTCACATCAACTGCTTGACTAAAGAATACATAATTCCCTGTAACAGAATTAAATCTAACCCAAAAGTTTATATCAAAATCACTTGTCCCTAAGTTCCAATCAGCTGAATCAGCGCTTTCAATATAATCCCCTGTCCCATCCAATAATAACGAAGCTGTCCCAAAATACTTTTGGGCAGTATCTAATTGAGCATTACCTGCTACAGACCAAGTATGCCTATTGGTCGAATCGGTTATGGTTGTCGAAGCATCAGATCCATTAAAATGTAGTAGAGCCATCATGTTTGAATTTACATCAGTCGTACCAGATAACGACATCGATACACCAGAGCCACTTATAGCGGACAAAGATAATGACAATGTCTCATCTGTATTCTCAGGCATAAACGGGCCATCTGTATAGGAAACCGTTTCTAATCTCCAGTCCGTTGCACCATATCTGGATAACGTTCGTACTTGGTAAGATGGATGCGTAATAAAGATAACATCTGCGGAACCTTCAAAACGAAGATCATTTAGATGAGATTCAATATAAGGGGAAGAAATTTCATACGCTGAACCACTGCTCATAACTTGTGCGCCATCTGTGTAAAATCTTATATACCTATGACCAAACTCTATGGTGTATGCTTGTGTCTGATTGAATATAAAATCGTGCGTTATGCACATTGAACCGGAGTATTTTGCAGATGAGATATATTCAAACCCACAACGGTTAGAAATTCCTCCTTGAGGATGTACTAAGAAATTTCTACAGGTACGCAAGGAAGATTTGTACTTATCCAGGTCTACCCGAGAATATAGACTAGGGCTTACCTCTCCTCCAGCGAAGCTGCTCTTCAATATATCTAAGGTTGGCATCTATTATCCTAAAAGAGTTTTTTCAGATTCCTTAACTTCACCTTCTAATAGCTCAACCTCAAATTCTTCGGCGTATTCACTCTTTTCGACCCTGGTAATTTTTCCTTTAAAAACCAAGGTAATCTCTTGTTCTAAATCTACATCCCCATTCATCAATGATAATGGAAGACGAACATATGGATATCTAACATTTTCTTTATCTTCACCTACCATTGATGGGTACATATCTGTTGTTTTGTTTTTTATTCCTAAGTTTTTCATAGTTATCTAGCCTCAATATATTTACATTCCATTTCTTCCTTCTTCGGCTTTTCCGAGAAAGATAATCTTTTTGCATCCGAAATCATAACGTTATAAAGTTGACCTGCCTCAATACCTTTATCTTTTGCACCTGTCAAAGTAACAGCCATTGCAGAAGCTAATCTATAAACAAGAGCCATGACAAATTGAGTTGTCCATAATGTTGTATCTGTAACCTTATATGTATACTCAGCATAGGCATCCTCTAAATCGGTATATATTGCCGTAACAGCCAAGGTAGGAATATATTTAACTGTAAATTCTTGCTGATCCTTCGTATTAGCAGTTGCTTCATTATAAACATGCCACATAGTGCTAACAGCAAGCGTCACATCTGGATAAGAATAACAATATTCCCATTTAATATCATCCACATCTAAAGCGGTCAACGCTTGGGTAACTGTAGCAAATGACCAATTATTAGCCCCTAAAACCTCATCACGACAAGGCTCATACCAATCATTAGCTGCAACAGCTGACGGATGAGCATCAGCTGTTAATTGCGCTTGACTAATTGTAGCCTGGCCTAATGTAGATAATGAGAGATTAATAATCTGTAAAGACGTCATACTTTATATTCTTTCATGCTTGTCATTGGTTTACTATCACCCATGCCAGATGCCATGCCTATATTTAAAGGAAATCCACTATTTTGCATTTCAGAGAAATTCTCAACATCTTTACTTTGAATTGGTTTCATGGGATCATTGACATTTTCATTTGTTGTTGTAATCACATTTGTTCTCACAGGAACATTTAAAGGTGGTTGACCATCTACAATTACAAAATGATGGTTAGGAACAAAATCTGATTTTAACATTTCCCCTTTTTCCCATTTACGACCATAAGCAAAACATGTTCTAATGCATTGATAAACCCGCTGTGTCATAAAATTCCCTTTCTTTAAATAAAGGGGGAAGGCATGGCCAAGCCAGCCATACTCTCCCCCTTATTATTAATTACAACAAATAACGATCAGTGCCAATGAATCTATTGACATCTGTAGTAATAAATGATGTCCATGCACCAGCATTGAAATTATTGCTGACATCCCGTGTAACTAAATTATACGCACGAAGGTATCTCTTAGCATTAACAGGAATACGAACAGCCCACACCTTACCAGCAGTCAGCTGAGTAGGTGTAAATGCAGCTGATTGTACTAAGGTTGTGTCATTTCCAACTCCTAAAAATTCATCAGAACTAGTCTGAAGCTGTACATTAAGCGTTGGTGTTCCGTTCAAAGCAGCAAATGCAGTGCTTACTTGAAACACGAACCAACATCCCACATAAGCATCGCCAGCGGCAAGCGTATCAATGACGTCAGTATGTGCAACAGATGTTGTAGTTGTTTGCGCTGAGGCAAATTGTGCTAATGCGTCTAAAAACATATTACTCTCCTTTGGGCGGTGTCTCATTAAGACCGAGGCCCTTTATTGGTTATTATCGAGAATGGACGCTAATCGCCGACTCGGTTTCCAGAATTGCATCATGACGACGGCATGGAATACCATAGAAATTTAATTCAGGTCTACGGCTAATTCCTGCTGGTGCAATTAATTGCTCCATTGTCAAATGCAGATTAGATTTATCTTGTTGCTTAACACGCAAGATAGACTTTGTATTACGTGACATATAGAAGACAGGTGTTACGCTTCCATCATCAGGTAACAAATCAAGAGCCTTACTCATATACTTCATAATATTTGCAGAAGTATCCGAGCTATCACTTGCGGTGTTAAGGTTAGATACGTCAATGTTGGCAATGCGCACAACATATCTATAATCATGCACAGCCAAACCGCATAACCATTGCATCCAGCTAACATAGGCTCTCATATAAGAACCAGTTGATGTATTAATCAGGATGTCTTGAATCCCACGATCTTCATACTGAAGACCAGCCTTAGAGCCTTTAGGATAGATACCTGTAACGCGTCCTTCGCCGTGACCTACAAGCCAGATGGACGTATTATCAGAACCCGTACCACCAGCATCTATGATTTGAGCTGAAGTTGTCCAAGTTGTTCCAAGGGTAAAATAACGTGTAGCCAAACCGTTAAATTCCTTTGGATCATCCGCAGCATTACCATAGATGAAATGTTCAGCCAAGGAATCAGAGAATCCTCGAATCATCTTTTCATCTTGTAACATACGGAAAGATTCTGTATTGCCGTTCAAGGAAGCCACGTTCGTATCAATGTGATGACGATTTTCTAAAATAGAACAAGCGTCATTAATTTGACCAGTGGTTGACTTGGTAGGCACAACGCCAGCGTTCAGAGAACGCAACGAAGGTGCTGCAATACTAGTTTCAACGGTAGTCTGGTTCCCTGTTGATAAATTACCTTCCATCCAAACAACGTCATCTAAGAATGCATTATATTGCTGCAATACCTTTGCAATCTTAGCAACACGCAATTTACCATCTGGATCAAGAGCGCGAGCTACATCGAGCAGTGTTGGTCTTGATGTTCCTAGTGTAGACATAAGATTATTCCTCCTGCGGTCTTATACCGCTTATTTGAATTTCATGGTTGCTTTACTTGACGGGTGATCGTATAGCGATTGTTCCTCGACACCCGAATTATTACTACCTTCGACGAATGTATCTTCGCCTAACAACTTACCAGCTTCGATAATAGACTTGAGCATCACGGGGTTATTACCGATTTTGGTTTCCTGCATTAATACGCGTAGTTCATTGGATTTCTTGCCATCTTCACCAACAACTTCCGCACCACCGAACCGGTCCATAAACTTAGCTGCAAAAACCATATCAGTCTTAGCATTGCTGCCAAGCATCTTAACCGATTCAGCCTTCCAATCTTCGCCTTGCTTATGCCAAGCATCGATTGCTTCCTTCTGCTGTGCTTCAACCTGTGCTTTCATTACTGGAGCATAGGCTTCAGCTAGCTTCTGAACCTGAGCGTTTGTAAGCCCCATCTCCTTAAACGTAGGAGACAACGCTTCTAACGTTTCAGGCTTTACTTCAAACCCCTCGACTTTTACTTCGTATTTTTCAGGAACAGTATTAGCCTTTGCGTCTGCTTGCGCTTTGACAAGGGCTTGTTTTTTAGCCAAATCTTCTGGCGTTAGTGTCTTATCATCGGCATCAAGCAAGCGTTTCTCCTCTGCCTTTGCAGTGGCTTCGGTTGCCTCACGCGCTAATTTCTGCTCAGGTGTTTCCGAAGGGTTCTCTACTTCCTTACCAGCTCCACCTAATAGCGTATCGTCACTCGTAGCATCATCTGCCACAGGTGCTTCAACGGTTGGTGTCTCTGGCGCTTCTACGACTTCTTTGACTTCATCCATGATGCTCTCTCCTTGTTTGGCAATCTAATTCATCCATAAATATGGCTAAACCAGATCCCCCGTATTATTATCTTTTTCAATTCGCTCAATAACTTCTTCTGATTTAATCTCAGATGCCCGTTCATCTTGCATCTGTTTCAAAGCATTAGGGTCTGCCTCTAATAAATCATTCAAAAAATCCCTGCTAAGTGACTGTCTCCCTAGGTTATAATTCGTCGTATAAATATCTTCTCCACAGAAGGCATCTCTAAATACTCCGCCTTTTTCCATCATCCGCCAATAAAATCTCCTGCCTTCTGGTGTCTGTATAACTCGACGTATGTCTGATAACTCACGCTCTCTACGCTTATCTAATCTCTTAATCTTCCGTTCTTCTTTATTATCAATCATTAAAATCCTCTAACAGACGAAATTAAACATATTGAAAATGTAAGCATAAATATAAAAACCACAATTAAAAACCATCTTAAAATATTAATGAATGTATAAAGCTTCATTATCTATTCCTTCTAAATATCTCCTTAGGACCAAGCTGTTCTTCTATATCAATAGGTACAGGCGACGTTGAAACTTCTAATACTTCTGAAATCTTTTGGTCTATAACTTCTTCAAGAGAAACATCCTTACCTTTATCTGAATATATTTTATCGGTTATTTCTATACCCATTAACCGCCCGCCTGTGCTTGTGCTGTTGCTGATAGGTTATCCAGTACGCTACCCTGTCCAGCCGGTGTAGTACCCAAATCCTTTGCTGCCCCTGCCATTTCAACACCAGCCTGCAACGCCATAGCCTGATTCTGTTGCTCTACCGCTGCCTCTATCTGAGCATCAACTATTTCTTTAGGTACAATCAGTTTAGCCTGTATTCCGTTAAGTGAAGCAACCTCACGAATAGACTCTTGCACATCCATAACAAATCTAGCATTCGGGTCAATGCTCATTGCTTGACCAACGTATGCCAATGTTCTTTCGATGTCCTGTACACCCATCGCACGCTGTGCTTGTGCTAAAATTGAAATATACTGTATCCTTACCTCATGTCCTTCAATGCCTTCAGGCGGTTCAGGTATTAATCCATTATCAAGCATAATATCGAATATCAAATCAATCGAACGAGCGTGCATCTCCTCATTTAAATTATGTAATATCGGCCCTAACATCATCATCTGCTCTTGCTTACGGGTTGCAATCTCAAACGCAGTAGTTGTGCTATTTACAGGCATGCTGCTAATCATCAAAAACAAATCACTAAACATTAATTTATTAATCTTCTGATATAACAACTGTATCGACTCTTGCATCTCCCTTAATCGAGGATCAATCTGATATGCCGCACGCACACCGCTATTCTGAACATTCAAGGAACTCTTTGTTACCCCACCTGGCAACGTATTCGAGTGACCAACAATGCTAGAATCCTCAACCTTGGGTGGGTTATACGCCTTCTCTTCGGCAATCAAATAATCCTTAACCTTAATCTGTAGCTGTTTAATATCACCAATTGCATGCCAGCTTGGACCATAACCATAAATCATATCAGTCGTAATCGCATCCCAACGTGGGGCTATGACAGGAAATCTTTTATACCCACGATGCGACAAAATACCTTCGCCACCAGACTCCCAATATATCGACCTAAACGGCATGTTCTTAAAATCTTCACGACCTGCAATGCGCGTATCATTCGCTTCAATCAAGTGATTACACTTAATATTAATGTCAATCTGGTTATTATTAAAGTGCGTCTTAACCGTAGACGAACAACTTTCATACCCAAACTCTTTAACTAAATTACCGACAGTCATTTCAAATTCGCGGGCGAACGCATTTATACGGCCTTTTTCATCAACCCTTAAGAAATATTCCCCGCAAGTGAACGAACGCCCGCGAATTACATCGTCGTAGTCTTCCAGTATCAAAAAGCATCCAGTACCAAACTCAACTAATTCATCATAACAATTCTGAAACGTCTTATAGATATTAGATTTATTCATGATCTCAAGCATACGGCGAGATACTTCATCGAGCCATTCACGCACACCTGGAACGTTATCAAGCAAAAAATTATCCATCGTCAGCTTAAACCACGGCCTAGCAGGGTCCGTCATTCCTGTCTGCATACCACTTGCCGTGATACGTTTCGCATTGGTAGCATGGCTATCAATCAACAGCTTGTGATTAATCATCTGACCAATCTTCATTCGATTGTTATTAAATATACCGCGTGTCTGGTCAATATAATCGGATAACGTACTCCATCCTTGAATCCATCGCATCGCATAGAGCTTCATCGCCTTGAATGACTTTTCAAACTCTTGCTTCTGGGTTATGTTATATTTCATTTTTACCTATATTAGTCGGTGGTGGGATATATGGTTTTTTAAGTTTATCTGTTAATCTCTTCTCGCACTCGTGTAAATGTATAACGAAATATGCCTTTGTCCCATGTACGAAACAACCGCAATATCCGCAAAACTTATCGCTAACATCAATATTATCAATATCAGCCAAGCACTGTTCTCCCTTGAGATGTAGGTTGAAGTTCTGGCGCTCCTCCAGTTATTCCACGTGGGCCAGTCTTTAGTGTGCTAGATAATCCATATTGTAATGTCTGCAGCTTCTTCTTACGCTCGGATTGCGTCTGCTGTGAAACTTCAGTAGGTAAAACTGTTGGAGGTGGAGGAATAACCGCCGGTGGTGGTGGCGGCGGTGGCGCTGCTGGCATCTTTGGTTGAGAGAAGAAACACATAGTTAATATCCCCGCTTAACTGGCTTAGTAGGTTTCTTTTTCATATAACCTCCGTATTGTTTCCAAAGAAAAAGAGACACCCGCACGGCCGCGAATGTCTCTTATTTATTCTCTGGGGTTAGGGGATCAATCCTAACCTATAAATCCTTAATCCCAAATTAAGCCTAAATTAATATTTTGCAATATTTATTTTGATTATTTTCGCATGATATCCTTCCAGTCACCTGAGCCAGTCGTAATAGGTTCTCTGTAAATATTGCTATCCTGTGGCTTGCGATTCAAAGGATCATAGTCCTGATCTGATACAACAGTCGGTATCGCTAACGGCACGGTTTGTGTCACCATTGGAAATACGGCTTTTAAATCCTCATCCGTTATGCGCGCTATGCAATCGAGCATATCATCATGAGCGCTGACCGGGAAATCACAATACTCTTCATCAATCAATACTTTTATAAAATCTACAGTCTTACCATCAACACTATTAAACAATAACCGTGCAGGTGTATAAAACCGATGCTGTTCAAATATTGGAACTAACCGGCGTATGCGATCATTCTTAGGCATTGCGCCACCAAGCGGTGTTATTTCAAATCTATATCCTTCTTGCTCTTGAACATATTTAATATGCTCAATATCAGAATCCTTCCCGTATTTCTCATAACCAACAACACTAGGACGCCACTTACGATGAAATCCCATCAACGCCGTTGCCCTCTGTGTTAAATTTAAACGGTCACGAATCCCATCAACTAAATAATAATTCTTATCAGGAGCCAGTCCAATCACTACCATAACTGTGTAATCAGATGTTTTCTTCTTTTCTCCGGCGGGGTCAACTAATAGGTAGAAATTCCATCCTTCATAGTTTTTTAGTACGTGGTATGTCATTAACCAATCGACTTTGAAACCCATGAGTTTATCAGCGACTGGATTCTGAAGCATTTGGCAACCGTATACGTATTCGGCCATGTCTGTGCGCTTCTTAAGTAACGCTTCTTTAGACATTAATATTGATTTCCCCTCAACAGCAAGATCATCACGACCCTTATCTGTTGGATAATAATATCTTGGTTTAGCTGTACCACGTTCAATAATCGTTCTATATGTGTCGTTGGCATGATAACGTGTTCCGGTGAATCTTACCTTGCATGGCCTATTACCTTTACGACCTTGAAGATTATAAGAAATCCCAATAGCCTCTGTCGTCTTTGCAATCATCTCGGGCGATGTCACAGACTCACGGACAACAACGTCATCATAGGACATGATCGAGAAGTGAGAAGCCGTAGGCTGGCCATCAACTAATCCCCACGCTTCAAACGTAGCCTCTTTAGGATTTGTCTTGCGCTTTAATATAATTCCACCATCTAAAGACCATCGCGGTGATTCTTTCCTTGGGTCTTGATATAAAATGTCAGGGAATAAATCTTTTAAGAATTTGTTATTTTCTAACTCAGAGGATATTTGAAAAAGGAATTTCTTAGCGATAGGACGCGTGTGGCTAAATATGCCTACCGTTTCTTCAGGGTCATTAAGAACATCTTGAACATTCTTACCAAATGTTATGATTGTTGATTTATAAGCTTCACGAAACCAAAGATCAATGTGTCCATCAGGACTAGCTTCAACTTCTCGACATCTTTCGTATAGCCAAGGATGGTTTATGTCGGGTCTCTTAAAGCCTATCGTCAATAAAAAGAATAAATCAGTAAGGCACAATTCCTTCATCGCCTTAGTATCATCATCTTTTAATATTTTGAAATATAGTTCGTTTGACTGGTCGCGGGTGAGTTTAGCCATTCTTTATACGTTCAGCTTCGATCGTGGTTATCGTGGCATGGGTTATCTGTCTAATACGTTCTTCAAGGTCTATAGGGTCAACCTTAATCTTATTAGTCTCCGGTGCTTCAATAGGCACAACAATTGGCGTTAATTCTTTTAAATCACTAAAGAACTTAGCCGCCATCTCAGCGCCCCACTGTTGACGTACAGTGTCAGGTTTTTCGACGATATCATATTGACCATGTTCATTTGGCTTATCACTCTTGCCAAACTTAGTCGCCACCAAAGCGTCAGCAATTACACGCATATATTTATGACGCGTAACACCAGCTTTTTTTAATGCAGCTTCTTTTTGAGTCACGTTATTAATTTTGTCGATGTCGTCCATATAGTTGTATTAGCACTGATTTCTAATTTCTGCAATGTTTAATTATTTTTTTTAATCCCGCATATTTTCTTGACAAACATATAACATTATGTTATATTATGTTTAGATCAGCAATCGGGCTGGTTAAAACGGGGAGAAAAAAATGATATATAAATTACCGGATGGATATATAGAGATTAGAGACTCAGGCAATACGTATTGCGGACGAATAGCCCATAATATTAGGCACAAAGCCTCTCAAGTGCATAGAGATTGCAAGAAAGATATGTCTGAGATATTCCAACGAAACGTTGAGATTGATTATAACAAAACATTACTCTATATATTGAAAGAATTTATAAAGGAGATGCAAAATGAAAAAAAATAACCGAGGACTAAGTCTCACAGAAATAACAGTTGTACTGATAATTATAGGGATACTGGCTGTAATATCCGTACCTGTTTTTGCCAATATCGACAGGGGCAAGGCAATCCCTGCGTTGTCCAAGATGAGGATGATTAAGGACGATATTATTATGTGCCTTACGGAGGGCGGGCAGTGTGACCAGTGGGGGCATTGGGTGGAGGCGGATGGGATTAAGCACTGGGTTGGGATTAGCTCTCCTGAACCTGTGGATGGGCATTTTGACTACACGTATATTTTGGTAGGCGACGAGTATACGATTGTGGCCAACCTCAAAGATAGGCCAGCGGATAAATTAGTGTTAACCACCTCAGGCTGTGATGGGTTTGGGGTGTTCCAAGGAGGGTGTTAATAACCAATCCTACCCAATAGAAAGCGCTTCCTTTTGAACGATTGACGATTAAACCATAAACTATATACACCTAAAAGAAAGAGGCTAAAATGAACCCTAAAAACGGAAAACTAGAAGGACGAAAAGGTATCGCTACAATTACCACCACAGACAAGGCTAATCTTGCTAAGGCGCGAGAGGCTCATATATTAGCCAAATTAAGCGGATTGACCCAAGAAGACATCTATATGCTTGGCTGTGACCATGTATTACGTGCCGCTAAATCTCCCTAACAATCTCTTCGCTACTCATTACATAACCATGTTTATCGTCCAATATTAACGGCGATGGCTTGGTTATGTAATGCGGCACACAATACACCAGATCTCCCCATATGCACCAATACCAGTACGCTGCGGTCCCCTTAATCATATTTATCCTCTCTTTCTTTCAATAGGGTTAATACCTCATCTAAATCACTAACCTTAACCGTTCCATCAATACTATTCATCATGAGAATTATTAATAGCTCGCGGGCTTTTTCAACACTCATTTTATATCCTTTTTTTCTGTTACATGTTACAGCCTGTTACAAAAGCGTTGTAACATCGCAACCCTTTTATTACCAAGGCTTTCCATAATAATAATAATAATGTTACAGAAATATATATATATAAAGGGCTGTATTGTCATATGTAGGTATTTCCTCAATTGTACCTTTATATATGTTTTTTTTCTGTAACATGTAACATGTTGTAAACCGTTGGTATATAATACCCAAATTTTGAAATTCTGTTACAGGGCCTTGTAACATGAGCCGTAACAGCCTTATTCAGCCCACATTTCGTTTAAAATTTCTTGTTTTTTAGGTATTTCTAAGACCAGAGATAAAGGTATTGTAACAGCTCTTTTTACCCCTGCAGAATTGTTATCGAAACGGACAGAAGTCTTAATTGCTCCTTTTAAACGGAGCAAAGTTTCAGTGCAAGGATAGTTCCAGTGAGTGTCTTTAATGGCTAATTTAATAAATTCAGATTGGTTGGCAATGGCAATGGTATCTTCTATTAAGCGGAAACCGTTTCTGCGTAGAATATTATTAGAATCTTGGATTGATAGTTTGCTTGAAGTATTATACATACCATAAGCAGTTGCGATAAGTTCACGAATAGTACGAGAGACCCTATTATGATCGTCTAAAGTATAGTCCCTGGCTGAGTCCATAATATGATTTAAGAGGTCTTCGGAATGGCTTGCTGCGGCAATTTCCTTTTGTTCATTCCACTCATGGGATTCTAGCCACTCAATAGCGTATTGAGGCGTTATGGCTTCATCGTGCGTCAAAGCGTAAACACCTGCCAACATCATAGACATTTGATCGGATACACGGCGATTTCCGAAAACAGCTTCGCCATTATCCATAAATATACGCTGATTTTCTCTTATAATAGGAAGCATCTTTAGCCCCCTGGCTAGGAGTCCGGCCGCATAGGAGGGTGTTAAGAATTCGGAAAATGATAGAATTGCTTTGAATTTAGCTAAATTATCGGTTTCGAATGGCTTAAGGCGCAATATAGTGAAGCGTTGTTTGTCAGCTTCTTCCTTAATAGGAAGATCGATTGAGGATAAGGCGAAGCAAGAGCGTACATAGTATGAGTTTGCACCGCTTTGGCCAGCCGTTCCTTTAACAATTGGAGCGCCCTCTGGCGTTGAGGCTTGGCGGGCAAGAGAAATGATTGACTGTAGCCTTGCTCTTGACACAGGATCATTCGGCTCTGATTCATCGAATATGATAGGGCGGGCATCGTTGTCTAAGAGTTGACGTATGCCTGCTTCTGTTGAGCTGCCTTGCACATTAAGAGGGATATCGCCAAGTACCTTTGGGATAAGAGTATTAGTAACGTACGATTTTCCACTCCCAGCAGCGCCAAGCAAATATATATGAGAACGCCACAACATAGCACCACATAAAGGAGCTGTAAATAACCAACCTGCAAATAACATACCTATCTTGCTATCCTCCCAAGAAAGCATCTCGCATAATTTTATTAATTTAATAGATTCGTTTCGCTTTAAAGGGGATTCAAAAGTTAATGATAAGTCGTGCCTGATAGGATAAACAAAATTGGATCTGAAATCTTTAACACTTACATAAGTATCGCCAGTAAGAATTTTTGTGCCTAAATGAAATATGGGTTTACCATCATCTATCCAAGCTCCGCAACCACGGATTTTTTTGTCATTGAATATACCTCTAATTTCAGAGGCTCTCAGGATAAGCTCTGCAGCGCACTCTACGATATTCTGCACAGTTTTTGTATCAGCATCACCTAAGAATGAGGACCACCAAGAAAGAGGGGCAAGGCGTCTGATCTCGCCTTTAGGTATTTCGCTGGAACCAAAAGATATAAAATCTCCAGTCCTATTAATATAAGCATAAATACGCCCGTCGTAATTCCCAAGAATGGTGAACTCTTTATTATCTAGGACGGTATTTATTTGCTGGTTTTTAACTTCAATATTCATATACTCCCAATAAATACTAAACCCCGCTTCCTTTAGGGATAAAGCGTTCTAGGGGAACGCAAGCGGGGCGAAAATAAAAAGGCCGTCAACGAATTGTCAACGGCTATGTTAGTGTCTGTATTTTTATTTGACTGCATTACCTATCCCCTAGTTAAGTAATACGAATTATACCAAGGTATAATTGACGAATCAAATAAAAATTAAACTATTTTTTGCAGGAGCAGAATTTTTTTAATGATTTTGCGGTTTTCTTCCATATTGCGTTCTGCTAATCGGAGTTTCTGTTTGTCTGTTAGACGTAGAGAAATTTGACTTGCCATAGGAATGTTGGGCCAAGTTAAAGGATCGTTAGGATTAGACTTGCGTATGTAGTGCGTTATTGTTTTCATATATTTTCTTAGCTTGACGTTTTTGAAGTATAAGGTGGGCAAAACCCCAAGGATTTTTATATCCACGACGCTTGGCAAGATCGACAAGCTGTTCTCTAGTCTGCGCACGCCATAATTCAGACGCCTGATCTGTTTTAAAGACCTGTTCATTATGTTTACGCGTAGCTTCAATGTTTAATTCAGTAAGCTCTCCGTCAGTTTGTTTAACCTCACGATATTGGATTTCGAATATGTGCTGGCATTCAGGACACTCACGCTTAGCTGATGGGATACAAGCATAACATGATGGGCAGACCTTGACAGATAGGTTTGGTTCGGATGATTTTTTCTTGGTTATTCCAGATAATGTCCATTTACGGTCTTGGCATGGTAGGCCATGTGTAGCCGTTTGATTAGCATGATCTAATATGAGAGCGGGGTAATCCTTATAGCGAAGCACGCGTCCATTCATCTGAATGTTAAGGGATAAAGATTGCGTTGGTCTTAATAATACAATAGCTTCAATTGTTATATCTCGGTCAATTTGAAGGCTTAGATCGAATCCTGCTGTGAATAGGTAACAGTTTGAAATACAAAGAATTTCACCATCGGCTAATTTTCGAATCGTTTCCGCACGTTGTTCTTTGGTACATTCGCCGTCTAAATGCTCTGTCGATATACCTGCCTCGTTGAATTGTTTGGTAATGTCCTTGCTATGTTTAATACTTGTGCAGAAAATTATAGTGCGCTTGCCTTGAGCGTATTTTTTCCAATGGCTAATAGCACATCCTGTAATTTGAGGTGTGTCCATGATGGCTTCTAGTTCTTCTTGAACGTAGTCGCCCATTCTTGTATGAGATTTACTTAGATCAGGTTTAGATGGTGCAAATATACGATAGTTTGATAAGTATTTATTATCTATAAGCCACTTGGTTGTCGGGCCTTCCACGATAGTATCGAAATATTCGCCTAAACCTTGTGAGTTAAGTTTCCAAGGACTAGCTGTTAGTCCAAGAATAAAACAGCCTTTTTCTTTGTAGAAATTAATCATCTTGGCCCATGACGGACCGCCGATGTGAGCCTCGTCGATAACTAACATGGTTGGAATGGGAGCTTTATGTAAGCGATTTTTAAGGGTATTGATTGAACATATCTGAATTGGGTATTTATTAGAATAGTATCCTGCTGCAATAAAGCCATACGGGATACTGAATTTATCGAAAGCCTTATGTGTTTGGGTTATAAGATCGCGGGTATGGACACAGAAAAACATCGAGTTTTTTTTATCTATAATTCGTTTTCCCATATAAGCGGATATAATTGTTTTTCCAAATCCTACGGGAGCGACTGCTAGGACAGATTTATGCGTTTTAAATGCAGTACGAATGTCTTCAATTAGTTTGTCTTGATGAGGTCGTAAATTCATCATTTCTTAAGCAACTTTTTTTTATCTACAATTTCTCTATATTTCCAATAAGCAACGCTATTAGGATTATAGTCATTAGCTTGGACATCTTCATTTTCTACCCACAGAACACAGTCAACAGGTTCGCTTGCGAAAGGACTGATTTCGTGTAATTGCTTTTTTATTTCGTTAATTAGTTTTATTTTTTGTTTTATTGGGAGCTTTTTAATTTCCTTTTTAAAGATACGATCAATTTTGTCTAAAGTTCTATCTTCCATAATTCTCCTAAAAATACCCACAGAACCTCGGATTGAGGTTTTTATCGACTTGGGATCAAACTGTGGGAGGAAATAAAAAGACCGAAGGCGGTTGCCGACGGTCTGTTAAATATGTCTTTTAATTATCCCTGATCCCATGTCTTCATATTACCAAAAATTCCAAATAATTCAACTTAATTCTAAATTAATTTTATCTTCATTTTAAATTTACTAGGGCTTCTTCAACCGATTCACACATAAAAGCTACCCCTCCCGCGCGATTAACAGCGGTAATAAAATTCAATTGCTTTTCAAGTCTTTTTTTATCTGTTTTATGGTTAGGCTTCTTAGTCTCGATAGCTATAAATTGGGCGATTGTTTTTCCGACATGCTCTTTAGTAATCTTAACTGGACGCCAACCATAAAAATCACCTTGTCCTTCAACGCCTATATATATAGGGAAGCCTTGCTTAGTGTAAAACAAACCTACTTGCTGACGGAATAATCGACATCCTAACTTAGAGAACGCTAGCTGGATTTGTTTTCCGATGGTGGATTCTTTCATTTATTAAACCATTCATTTGTCCAAGTAGCTCCAATGCAAATGACAGTCATTGTGCCTATTGTTGCGAAGATTTCCATTAAATTATCTAACATTTGCGCCTCCTTTTAATTGATATTACCATATATTTCTTGACAAGTCAATAATCATCTGTTATGCTTCAATCATGAAAAAACAAAAAAATAAACCACGATACCCAATTGGGACAGCAGTTAATGTTTCCGTTTTTAAACGCCTAGAAATTGTTAGAGGATTCGGTTACACAATACCGGAACTATTAGAGATGGGAATAGCTGCTGCTGAAAAAATAGTTATCAAAGATATAAAACAGTCTTGACAACACAAGAATATTTGCTATACTAAAAACATATCAGCAATCAAGCTGATTAATAAAAAGGAGCCGACCATGAAAAGAACCTTCAATTATAAACAACATCAGCTATTTGCAATACCGGAAGAAATCCTCGCTATCGAACTCAATGAAGCTCTCGACATCGAATACATTAACCAAATTGATTATCTCTGTGACCCCCGTAGCCTTGGTCGGCCCCTTCAGAATATCGAAGCGGGGGTCGCTTTCTATAATAAGGAGGCAATCTAATGACTCTCAAAGAGCTATCAAAGAGAATCGATAATCACGTTAAAAAAATCAATGAACAAACCGAAATCATTAAATCCATTGATAAAAAAATATGGACTCCTATTAAAAACGAAGGCCAATCTGATATGAAACCATTAGACATGTGCGGTTTCGAAAATTGGAGGAATGATTAATGAGAATATTCATCCTAATAATCTTAATATTGTCTGGCTGTGGTGTAGCTGAAGCTAAACAAGAGAAAATAGCAGGCTACTCTATTAATCAATGGGTAGACGCCATACGCAAAGCAGAAGGGAATGACAACTACGGCATTCTATCAATCAAATGTACGCCAGGCGAAGACTGCCGAAAAATATGCGCCAATACAGTTAGAAATAATTATAAAAGATGGATTAAAGCGGGTAAAAAAGGAACGTATCTCTTATTCCTTGCGAACAGGTATTGTCCGATCGGCGCCAGCAATGACCCTTCTGGGCTTAATAGACACTGGCCTAAGAATGTTAAGTATTTTTTAGAAAGAGGTTAGAATGATAGAAATAATAAAGAACACAACCTATGAAGAATGGCTTGAAAACAGAACTAAGAACGTTAATTCTACTGAAATATCAGCTTTATTTGGTATTTCTGACTATTGCACTTTATACGAATTATGGTGGCGAAAAAAAGAAAATAAGTACGTTAATTTTGAACCAAATGAACGTATGAAAGCTGGTACACATTACCAAGATGCTATTGCTCAATGGTTTGCTAAAGAAAATAAATGGACTATTCGACGAATGGATGAATATATGTTTGATCCTGAGCTTAGGATAGGTTCAAGCTTTGACTATATTAATCAAGACGATGAGCTTTTAGAGATTAAATCTGTGGATAGTTTACAGTTTCATAAGAATTTCACAGATATAGGTAGGGTAATATCAGCGCCTTTGCAAATCGAGGCACAATGTCAACATGAATTATTAATATCTGGAAAGCAAGTTTTGTGGCTATGTCTATGTGTTGGAGGAAATACCCATTATCAGATCAAACGCACCCCAGACCTAAAAGTACATGAAGCTATTAAGTCTAAGGTTTCTGAGTTTTGGCGCAGCATTGATAATAATATAGAGCCGAAGCCAGATTTCGAACAGGATGCGGAGTTTATTAAGTCTCTTTTTAACTACGCTGAACCTGGGTTAGCTATGAACGTTGATCCTGAAAGTCCTATTAATACGTTAGCCAGAGAGTATAAGCTACTTGGCGATCAGATCAAGCCGTTAGAATCACGCAGAGAAGCAATCAAAGCTGAGATCTTAACTATGATCGGGCAGGCAGAGAAGTGTTTTGGAGATGGTTTTAGCATAAGTGCCGGAATGATCGGGCCATGCCACGTAGAATATGATAGAGAGGGCTACAGATCATTTAAGATAAATTTTAAGAAATCGAAAGGGGAATAGATATGGAAGTTGTTATAAATGTATGCTACGGAGGATTTAGTTTATCCGCTATGGGCATCAATAAGTACGCTGAATATATTGGAAAGAAAGCCTACTTTTTCCATGGTGGATTAATAGAGATTTATAGACCAATAACTTTAGAAGAAGCCCAATCTTCCTTATTTTTTTCAGCTTTTAGTGTTCCAAATCCAAATGATTACTTAAAGAGAAACAAGGATGGATTTTTTACTAAGGAAGCTAATGAAGAATATCAAAAAATAGTTTTACCTAGCGGACGAGAATTAGAAAGAAATGACCCTATCTTAATAAAAGTAGTTAAGGAGCTTGGCAAAGAAGCAAATTCTAGGTGTGCTGAGCTTAAGGTTATAGAAATACCTAATGACATTCAGTGGCACATAGAAGATTACGATGGGGTAGAGCATATTGCTGAAAATCATAGGACTTGGAGTTAATAAAAAGGAGAAATAAAATGGCACAAGAACTAAAACCAATCGATGAAATCCGTGGTACACTAACAAAAATGGAGAGTGAGTTAAAGTCTGCCCTTCCTTCTTATATTACGCCTGAAAAATTTAAACAGGTCGTAGTAACTGCATTGCAATTAAATCCAACGTTATTAACCCTAGATCGCGCTTCTTTATATACTGCGTGTCTCAATTGTGCCTCAGATGGCCTCCTGCCAAATGGACGTGAGGCAGCTTTAGTTCCTTTTAAAGGAACTATAAAATATATGCCGATGGTAGGTGGAATATTAAAGCTTATTCGTAATTCCGGGGAACTATCTACTGTAGACGCAATTACGGTCCATGATAAAGATCAATATGAAGCATACAATGACGAACATGGGGCTCATTTTAAACATGTTAAGGCGCGTGGTGATCGTGGTTTACCGATTCTTACTTATGGTTACGCAAGAACTAAAGATGGTGCTTTTTATTTCGAAGAAATTACAGAAGAAGAAATTAAAATTATAGCTAAAAAAGGCAACGAAAAATTCTCAGCATGGCAAGGTGATTTTATTGACGAAATGCGACGTAAGACAGTATTAAAACGTTTAGCTAAAAGATTACCTAAATCTACAGATTTGGAACGTGCTATAGATCACGATAATGAAATGTACGAAGTAGAAGTGCCTGTGTCTGAACCACCCACAACATCCTCCAAACTCGCCGAAGCTGTAGCACCAGCACAGGCAGAGGAGGCAGTCGTTAAACCAGTATCAACGCCTATTCCAGAGCCACAAGAACAGCCGTATAGCTACACAGATAGTAATGGAAAACTAATCGCCAAAGGCTTAATCGAAAAACTAGACATTAAACACAGTCCTGATGGTTCTGCTAAGAAATGGACTAAATTTTCTTGCCTTTTAAATGATAAATGGTACTCAACTTTTAGCGAAACGCTCTATAAAAAAGTAACAGAATTTGCTGATAAACGGGTACTGGTTAATTTAGAATATAAGACCAAGGTTGTGGGTGAGAATACGTATTATGAGATTGTTGATTGTAAGGCGCAGGTGGCTGGGGTGGATGTGGAGGTGCCGATATGATAGAGAAATTTGGTACAAAAACAATGATTCTTGATGGCAAACCACCTTTTGTAAAGAAACGTAAAGGAACTAAATTTATCACTGAAATACCTCCTGAATCAGGAAGGTGCGTTTCTATGATGGAATACAAAGGTCAAGTTTTGCTAGCAACTGAGAAACATATTTATCAATTAAGTAACGATAAAGTATTCAAGGAAATTAAATTCCAACTAATCAACAAAAAGGAGACAAAGAAATGCCAAAAGGAAAAGTAAAATTCTTCAACGATGTAAAAGGTTACGGCTTCGTTACTCCAGATAATGGCGGAAAAGATATATTCGTGCATTATTCAGGGATTAAGAATAACGGTGGACGTAAGACGCTTAAAGAAGGAGCATCGGTTGAATTTACTATTATCGAAGGCCAAAAAGGCCCACAAGCTACTGATGTATCGGAGGTTTAATTGGAATACTTAATAATCGTAGCTTTAAATTTAATCCTCTATTACCGCACAGTCAAATTCTTCTTAGTAGCCGACGACCTATCATGGTACTTAAAACAGCCAGGACTATGGAAATTCAAGCATATAGATAGCCCAAAACATTTCTTTATGTGGCTTAAGCAACGTCTGTACGGTGGTTTTACGTTTGGACAGAACGTCAAGCTAGAGCATTTTATTACGACTATCATTCATACAATCGTTTCGGTTATGATTTACCACGCGTTCGGAGCTAACCAGATATCGTTCTGGGCCGCGATTTTATATTCATGTAATCCGATAAATAACCAGACATCTGTGTGGCTTAACGGTCGTAGGTATAGCATTAATATTATTCTTGTCCTAGCCATTGTTATGCTTATAGAGGTTAAATTCGGCTGGGCTTACGCTTTAGGATTATACGCCTTCACAGCGGTTTTCCACATGACAGCGGTATTCGCTCCAGTATTATTATTATGGAAGTATCCATTAATAGGTTTAGCTATAGCTGTTTTAGTGGTATTGAATTTAAAGAAATTTATTAGATTGCTTAATGAACGTCTTAAAAAGATCCATGACTTAGATCGGAGAAACTTTACTCCACAGCGTTTAATTGTCATAGTTAAAACATACGGTTATTATTTCTTCAAAATGTTCTTTCCAGGCGTATGTGCCATGACATATCCAACGCTTCATTTTTGGGGACAAACTAAAGAAGGGAATAAAGATGCGTATTCGTTTAATATTGAGTTCTATAAAGGTTGCTTGGCTTTCGTTATATGTATTGGCATTATTTCTTATTTTATTAATGTGCAAGATTATAGAATACTGTGCTTCTGGGTTTTTATGTGCTTATCGCTATTGCAATGGTGTCAAATCATAGCCATATTCCAAGACTTAGCAGATCGGTACGCTGGCATGGCTACGGTTTTCGGCATGTTTTTTCTGTCTTTTTTTGTTCATACCTACGCCGGACAGTACGCAACAGCCATATTAGGAGTGTTCGCAGGGTACTATATCGCCATGCTATTCATAGTCATGCGAATGTACCGTAGCGAAGGAGCTAGATGGGAATACCAAAGACACTGGTTCCCTCAATTACCAGCACCTTTAAAGTTTGAGAACGAATATTTAATACATGATGCTAAGGATTTTCCTCGAGCCTGGGTATTAATTCAAGATTATCTAAAACATGGTGGGCGTGATTTTAATATTCTATTTCAAGCGGCTAAATGCCACCAAGCTGTAGGTCGTTATGAGGAAGCTAAGAAATTCGCTATGGAAGCAGCTAAGAACTATCTTCTATATAAAGAGAACATCCAGAAGAAATTAGTTGAAGATTTTTTGGTACATTGTAGACCTCCTAGCGGAATGATTATTGGAGAAAAAAGCAGACAAGTTAAGAGATATGAAGAACGTAAGAACAAAAAATAGGGAAACAGATATGCCAACGATACCAGAGGGGAAAACAGTTTTAGTTGTACATATAAGAAAAGATTTGCATTTAAATTTTAAGATGTGGTGTGTAAAAAATAAGAAGACTATCCAAAGCGTAATTGAAGAGCTGATTGAAAAGAAGATTAAATAACATCTGTCCTGTGCCAGAGACGTGATGGGGGTACTATCGTTAAGGATACTAATTGGAGTAGAAAAGCTTCTATGTGTTTAGAGTGTTTTAATGAAGAGTAGCACGGCAAGGCATAGCGTGGCTGGGCAAGGCGTGGCAAGGCTATGCATAGAAAATGTAATGAAAACTAACAAAAAAGAATCCGACATAGATTTATTAACCGAGACATTGAAGAAGTTAAAAGGCACTAAATTCAGAAGACAAGCTCATATTATATTAACGATGGGATTTAAACGAAATGGACACAGTCAAGATAAGCGTTTGGAAGATAGTCAAATTAGAGGTAGTTGAAGGGGAGAAATGGCTCCATTTGCGCAAAGGACTAATGGATAAAAAGGTGTTAATAACTACTAAACTGCCTGATGAGTATTTTAAAGTATGCTCGGAGGACTAATTAAATGACCAAGATAAAAAGTGAGTCGGTAAAGGCGTGGGGATTAATACCCAAACAATATAACGAAAATAGAGAAATCTCTGCCGTTCAATTTAATAAGCCTATAAATCCACTTACTTACAAATTTAATGAAGTAGTGCGCGTCGAAATCAAAGAAATCACCTAGGATGGATAATGTACATAACATGCTCTTATGCTGTTAGATGGAATGAATACTACATAAAATATTATGTCGATGAGTTTGGAAAGTATTGTGGTTCTTATTCAACATGTTCATTTACTAAGTGATAATTACCCCCTAAACGGAGGCCAGCCAATGATAGAAGTTATTAAAAATTACATTATTCCTTTAAGTGATATTCCAGACCCAGAAATAGACGTAGATGAACTTGAGTCTATTATTCAACAGCTAGATGCTATTTCAAGGGGATGGGCAGATGATTATAAGGTTATTATTAAAGAGGAAATAGAATTGGTTGATTGGGAATGGAAGAGTCCATAGGGTGGATTTAATAACGGGAGGAAGCAATGATAAATAGTCTAACCAAAGAACAAGAAGAAAAGCTATTAGAACATCGAGCAGAGTACCTCAAATGGGGATTATCTTGCGAACCAATAGATAAAAAGTTAGCAACAGAATCTATAGCTAAAATGTATGGCTTAATAAATAAAAAATCTCCTTATTTTTGGGTATGTGATAGTCCTCTTCAAATCCAGTTAGTAATACATATATTAAAGAATATTAAATTAGAAAAAGGGGCCAATCTCAGTAACAATCTCGGGGACAATCTCTGGGCCAATCTCGGGGACAATCTCAGTAACAATCTCGGGAACAATCTCTTGGCCAATCTCAGGGCCA